TATTTCACGGCACCTGCGCGACGTTTTGCGTAGTTGATCCGGCGAACCACCTTGAAGCCAACCTGCTCGGTCTGCCACAAGCTCATCAGCGTTGCGCTGGCAGCGGTCGGCGTATCGCCTGCGCCTTGCGGGGCAGAGTCTTGCTCGATGGTTGCCGTGTCGCTCATCGACAGTTCGATGCCGCTGTCACCGATCTTCCAAATGTCAGACGGCTTCAACAACAGCCAGTCGCCAGCGGTAACGTTGTCGCCGGTGTAGACAGGATCTCCTTCCAGCGTGCCGCCCATGGAGTTCAGGCCTTCAAACTCCTTCATGCCCAGCGAATTGCGCATCAACGAAATCGCTTTCGCCATGGATGGCGTCATGATGTGCACCAGGCCGGAAGCGTTCTTGGCGGTCAGGAAGTCCACGTACAGCGACATAAGATCGGCGCGCACAGCAGCCGCATCGGTGCCAGATGGAGCCAAAGCAGACAAGCCATTCAACAGGCCAGCCGGGGATACGCCAGCGCTCGCGGCGTTAGCGCTCAAGAACGTGGTATCAACACGCTGCGCCGATGCCTGGGCGATGCTGTCACGGATGTACAGCTCTGCGGACGGATCGCTGTCGGCAATCAGTTCCTTGGATGCAACCGCAATAGCACCAACCTTCAACGGAGTCAATTCGACATCCGAGAAATCGGCGTTGGTGTTGGGGATGCCTTTGGATTCACCCACCCAGAAAGCAGTCGATGCGCCATCTTGACCCTTGACGTGTACGCGGGCCGGAATCGAGCGCAGGGGCAGGCGGTCAAACACCGTCAGACCATACAGGAACTCAATGAAGTCGCCCGTGTAGCGGGTGTTCGATGCGGCCAGTTCTGCGCCCCATTCACCGGAACCAGTACCACCACCAGCGACACCGGCCTTGATGACGTTGACCAATTGCGGATTGGTATTACCCCAACGTTTCTGCGCGATTTCACCTGGAGTAACGAAGTTTCCTTCACGAATCTGGCAGTATGCCAGCGCCTTGGCGATTGCAATGCGGGTGAAATTCTGGCCCTTGAACTTTTCATCAGGGTCTTGCTTGCGCACGAACGACAGGCCATGACGGCTGGCAGCCGCTTCTTGCGAATTGCCGCCTTTTACTGCGGTAGCGGCAGCGCCTTGGCGGGCATGGAACTTGGCGATGCGGATGTCGTTGTCCAGGGCTTCAACGTCCGTATCCAGTCCGTCAAATTCCTTGGCTTCGTCAGCCGCCATGGTGCGATTTTCAGCTTTGGTCAAATCGACCAGCTCAGTCATGCGGGCAGATTTCTGCGCGCGCGCTTCAAGCATTTCTGCTAGAGTTTTCATATTTGTTCCTACTCGGGAATAAAAAAAGGCCGTGAGGCCCGATGAGTTCCCGATACCTCGGGAGAACCGGATTTCCCGGTGGCATGACCAACGCCCGTTCGCGTGCCGTGCGCCCCATACATGGAGCGGCGCGCGGTTTGGTCGGCGGTCTTGATTTGTTGAATGAGGGCTGATCGGGCGGCTGGATCGGCGCTTTTTATGCTTTGGATCACCGCATCTGGCTGGGCCGGAACTGGTACGAGGGAAAGTTCAAGTACCTCAATTTCAAGGAACTTGATGCCGCCGTTCTTCATGATTTCGTAGGCATCGTCCATTGGACGAAAGCCCACGCTGACTGCGGTTATCAGGCCATACCGGCACATCTGCCAAGCCTCGTCCACGCGCTGTTTTAAAGTTCCGTCTTCCGTAACTTTCGGGAGCCGTGCCTCAAACGGAATGCCGTCTTTTGTCGGCTTTCCAAACTTGGCTCGGCCAACTGTTTTCGTTGAGTCGTGATAGAGGAACAACGGTATGTCGCCGCCATGCATGCGAACACCTTCTGCCAAAATTACGTCACCCATGCGATCCACGGACGCAGATGTAGCGATGCCACGTAGAACGCGATCACCATCGTTTACGTCTTTCGATTCGATAAGCGCATACGCGCGTTTGAGTGTTTCGGCCATAGCAGGCTCCAAAAGAAAAGGCCCGCGAAATGGCGGGCCTTGAAATGCAAAACCCGCCGAAGCGGGTTGTTTATGTTGATTTGGTGTTATCAGCCTATGCTGAAAAACTGAAACTTTGCGCCTGGTGCTGCCGGGCTTAAAGACATAAGGGAAATGGCATTGAAGCCGCTCATCAGTGGGTCAATTTTCGATTTCCCGCTGACCTGTTTCGTTATCAGGATGGCATTACCCTTGTCCTCGATCCGCGCATTCCCAACGCACCACGCCATCATGGCGCTACCTGCGTGGATGATTTCGCCACCAGCCAGCTTACGCTCCGTGTCCTTGATCGGGCCATTGAGCGTGTACCCCTGCCGGATCGCAATGATCTGATCCGTCTTGATGCCTCGTGTCGTCAGCTCATTAAAGATGGCACCGATACCAGCGGCATCTACTCCTACAGCGTGTACTACAGGCAGCATATTTGCACTTGCGAGCTGGCAAACAATATCGGCAACGCCATCCACATCCTGCCCAGGCAACGCCACAATGGTCAGATCGCCATCTTTCTGGAAGTCCAGCAACCTCGGAGCAATCTCTTTTCTGCGCTCAAGCACAATCTCATGTGCCCAGGCATGCGCCCACCACATCCATTTACCCGTCACCTTCTCGCGGCCAATGACCGTCAACCCCAGCAAGTCGTCCAGGCCACCGCCATCTATCCCTACAGTCGCTACCTCGCAACGGGCTATCAAGTCGGTTAGGGTGAAGCGTGGGACGGCTTGACGGAGCCAGAAGTCACTTCCCGCCCAGCGGTCGGAGCTAAGATTAAGCCCTACCTCGATGTTCAGATGTTTGGCTCTGATGTCACACAGCGCATGCTCGCCAGCCTCCGTGGCCTCCTGAATCTTTTGCGCTATCACCTCCGCATCTACAGACACATTCCAATTCGGGTTGGTGATGTATGCGTTATCCAGGATCTCGTATGCCTTAGCCGCAATCATGTGCCTCGGAAATTCGTAGATAACCGGCAAAAACCGCTTATCCACAACATCACCGTCACGCACCTTACGGGCATACTCCAGCTTATCCCGGAAAACGCCAGCGGGCGGTTCCGACGATTGCGTGGTGCAGTAAAAAATAAATCCCTCTGGGCGCGATGTGATGCCACCAGTCGCCTCCGTCAACATTGATGCGGCTTTTGCGCTCTTCCCGAACTCGTGCAGCTCATCAATGAATACGCCAATGGCTTTTTTCCCAGTAACCGTGGCAGTATCGGCGGCAACAACTTTCAACGTTGCACCGTTCAATCGGTCTGTGACCGTCTTGATATGCTTCTGCTCATGGAATCTCGCAGCCAACTCTTCGTCAGCAAGGATCATGTCTCGAACCGGCTTATAAGCGTTATCTGCTGCCTCTTTCGTCGGAGCCAGAATAATGAACTCACCAGACGCCCGAGTATTCAAAATCAGGGCTGTCAACATCACCCCTGCCGCGATCATCGACTTTCCGTTCTTCTTACTCACCATCAGAAAATAGTTGGTAATCAATCGCCGTTTTCTCTTCGGATCATACGAACCAAACAGCGCCGACACCAACTCATTCACCCAAGGAAGGACAGCATCTCCCATCAACGGGCTACCGTCGGCATCCACCATTCGCAACGCGCTAAATACATCCAACGCATCAGCGGCAACATCTGGGAATAGAGGTTGCACAGGGACAATTGATCTGCCATCAACGATTCGATCTTCCCAATCGGGTAGGCTTGTCTCCCAAGCTATCACTTAACCGCCCTGAGCCCAAACTTCCCAGTTGCAGCTTTTTCAGCCGCCGCCTGCTTCTCTTCCTTTTTGCCTCCGTCGCCCTTCTTGATGTGCGTGTACTGCACAGCAGCGATTGCAGCTCTAACCTGAATGTTTGACGCCTCAATGCGACCGAAAGCGATGTCTTGCAATAATTTCAGAGTGTCGCGCTCATTGCTCGGATTCGGCAGATCAATCGGGACATTTGCTGATTTCTCAACAGGCACAGCTTTAGGCTTACGCCCAGCACCTGGCCTGGCTCCACCTGTGTTCTTTCGTGAGCCCCCCCACTTTCCTTTAACGCCTTCCATCTTGATGATTCTTTGTTGAAAAAGGGGAAATAATCTCTGAAT